CTTTGACCAGACACTAAATAGCTAACATCAGGACGCGGGTCACGAACAGCTTGAGGATCATCAACTGGATACATACCCAATTGCAATTGCGGATGATCAGGGTCCCAGCATTCGTGGCAAACTTTAATTTTGAACGGCTTAGTCTTGACTGTCTGGGTACGCAACTCTTTGAGCATATATCTGCCAGAGCAGCGATCACACTCTGCAATTGCATGTTTACCAGACGCAAAACGATTAGGCATAGAACAAATTCCTAGGCACAAATCTTAAAGGCGCTGTTTCGCGGTCTTCTGCCTGCGCAATGTCCCATTGCTGCTCATAATCGGCCTTTAGAGCCGCAATTCTCTGTGGGTCTACGTCAGGTAGCTTCATGCTCAATTGAAGCGCTAGACCGGCTACCATGCAAGGAATAAAGCGGAAAGGAATGTCTTGAACAGAAGCGCCTGTTCCAGCATCTTGAATACGGCGCATGCGGTAGTACACAAGGGTGTACTGATCCCCAGGTGCATTGGGTGTTGGCCAAATATTAATGGCAGGTATATTCTGGATGGTCAGTGCTGCGCCTGATGTATGGCTGGCAACATTTGTATTGTTTTGTCCACGAGCGCAATTAACTAGCTGATTGCCAACAATGTTGGGATAGCTAATTGTTTCGTTATCAATTTTAATAAAACCTGCCGTAGCCAAGTTAGCAACGGAAGAAACTGTAATAGATGTGGCCGTGCTGGTAATAGTTCCGCTTAACGTTGCCGTAGACAAGTTTTCCTGTCCAGATTGGCGGTTAAACCACATTTGAATAGGGCGACCTTGAGCCAGTTTATTAGGCAGGCTCATGTAGGTAGACTCAGAGATGCCGCTGATGTTGATATCAATCTGGTTTGATGTACTGTTATTTTGACGGATAACAGTATCCAACAAATTAATTGTATCAGCAGGCATTGGGTATATGGCCTGCCCTGTGACCAAGGGAATCTGTCCTTGTTCAACAGTCCAAAAATTTATGCCACGATTTGCCCACTCAATTGTCAAAAGATTTAACGAACGGCGAGCTGTACGAAAGTTATAACCAGTACGAAGTTCTTGACCGCAACGCTCAAACGCCTCTTCAATGAGGTCGTTCATGTCCAAATTAAAGGAAGTGGTTCCGGTAGTCTTAGCCATTATTTTTTCGCAGTCTTGGCAGAATTTATGAACGCTTGAGCAGTTGGCGAACCTTTGCTACCAGGTCTGCGCATTTTCTCTTTAGAACCTGCGGCAATTCTTTTACGCTTTGCATTGATATTGGCATATAGACCAACCTTTCCGCCATCGGCGTACTGTGTAAAGTCAGTGTCATCCCGACGAGATTTCTTAGCTCCTCTGGGCATTTTAGAAGGAGAAATATCTCCCATTCCACGGCTTGCTCTCATGGTTAAGCTCTTGTCTTTCCGCGAATGGCAATGCCATCTGCACGTTTAGAGGCGGAAGAAACTGAACCGCCCGATTTAAATCCAGGAGTACCACGTTTACGGTTGTAAGATTCTGCAAGTTCTTTCTGGGTTACTTGCCGAAGCGGTGGTTTTTTGTAGCGGTGTTCTAAACGCGCCGCTTCATCACCTGTAGATCGAGGACTTGAATCGCCACGACGTGTTAAACCTTGTTGTTTATTCATGTAATCGCGCAAACTTAAACCAGACTTAGCCAGTTCTTCTTTGGTGACAATACTTGCTTTGGCTGCGGGTTGGGGCGCAGGCTTTACAGAGGCCGGCATGTTAGACACGCGCTCGCCTTCAGAAATTTTTAAACCTTCTTTTTCGGCAGCATCTCGAGCACTTTTGGCAGCCTGAGCATTTTCGGCAGCATCTCGAGCACTTTTGGCAGCCTGAGCATTTTCGGCAGCAATTCGATCGTCGTAGGCTTCTTTCATGCCCTCATTGCTATCACCCATAGGTTCGCCACCCGTGTTGTACCGTTTTACTTTACGTGTTGCCATGGTTACACCATCTTTCCGCGAGTTTTACCTTTAACACAGCAACCATCGGCGCGTTTAGATGCTGAGCTTACTGAGCCACCTTTTTTATATCCCATATCGCTAATTTTTTTGCGCGCATTAGCATCAACAACATTTTGTTTGGCTTCTTCAATTGCGTCAAAGTTAAAAGGCTTTGGAATACCGCGAGACTCGCGTTTCATCTCAGCGCCAGCTTCGCGTGCGGCTTTTCTAGATGGCATCATGTCCATCATTTGACTAAGTTTTTGACCAAATGCCATGGTATTTCCTTAACAAGTTTTGCCGCCACGTTTCATAGTAATCATTGTGCCTTTGGTTTTGCCTTTAACAGCAACGCCATTAGGAGTTTTGCCGGTCTTTACGGCGCCCATTTTAGATGGAGCCATACCGCCTTTGGCAAGCTTGGTCATGGTTGCGCCTTTGTGCAAACGGCCTTCGTGTTTGTTCACGGCCTTTTGCATCATGCCCTTGTCTTGCTTCATGTCTGCTTTAGCCATGCCGCCTTTTTTCATTTTGCCAACGCCGTCAGCAGCAAAGTCAGGAACCATTTTGTCGCCCTTTTTGACCATGGTCATGCCACCGTCAGCGTATCCGCCCATATTCATTTTTTTCATATCGCCACCTTCTTTAAAAATAGCCATTTTCCCGTGCTGGGTTTTTGGCTTGTTTACTTTCTGAACATCTGCACGGGTACGCCCGCCAGAACCAAACTTCCTACCCTTATCCGCTTCGTTAAAATCTTTTCCAACGCTTTGCGGCACTCCAGCTTTCTTGGCAAACGCTGGGTTATGCGCTACAGCCGCCATGAAATTATGTTGTTTCTTACTTGTGCTCGGCATCATTTCCCCGCTTGAATAAGCTGGTCAATTTTTGCTTCAAGTTTGTTAAAGCGTTGGTCAATGTGGTTTGTAATCTTGTCAATTTCTGCTTGAGTAACATTATCACGGGCAACCTCCTCACGTGTTTTGTTCAACAGGATCGTGACACGAGCCAGCTCCCTGAACTTTTCATTCATCATGTAGCCTAAAAGTCCAATCACTAAAGATAGGACGGCAGACCATGCGGTATTTAGATCTAGCACATCCGACCTTTAGTTTTGCCACGCTGAGCAATACCATCGCCACGTTTGGATGCAGTAGATGCTTTAGATGTCATGCCGCCAGAAGCCATTTTTTTAGCTTTAGCTGCGCCGCCTCGTTTAAACGCTGCGCCAGCAGGGAGCATGGATGTATTAGGCATAGATGTATTAGGCACGCCGCCGCTCATGCCACTGCCACCGCTAGTGCCACCCTGAAAAGTGCTTGTAGCGGGTGCGCCTGTATTCCCTCCGGCTGGCATGCTACCCATATTTCCCCCAGCTGGCATAGGCGCTGGCATGGGCACTGGCCTAGCACCTCCAGTTACTCCACCTCTTGGGCTAAGAGTTCCTGCTTGCGTAATGTCACTGCCTCTTGGAAAATTTGGCATTGGCGTACCGCCGCTAGGTATTTCACCTCTATCTTTTACTGGTTTACTAGGCATTGGCGCTGGCCTTGATCTACTCATTGGTCTACTAATTCTCATAATGTATCCTTAACAGTTCCATGCTCTAAGAGCTTTGTTGATGCGTGAATCCGGATCGTTTGCCGTCTTGGCGCTGGTCAACTTCTTTTTCATGCCACCCATCCGCGCACAGAATGAGTCTTTGCGCGAGCCGCCTTCCGGCTGGGGACGTTTCAAGTTCATACCTTGCGCTTTCGCGGAGGCCCGACCCTTGGCGTTCAAGCCGCCCTTCTCGGACTTGCCCTCTTTTCTCTGCCATGCTGGTGAATTAGCCATAGAACACCACTGCGGTGGTAGATGCGGCACAAACTGCTGAAATGTTTGTATCGCATCTAATGCCTTCTCCGGGAATTGCAACATAAATTGATCCGGCTGCGGCTGGTGCAGTAAAAGAAAATCTAGCAGTACCGCCTGTACCGTCATTAAGAATAACCGTTCCGCCTGATGGGTAGCTTATGGTCAAACCTTTGATACGGGCAGGGCCACCAAAAATTGTAGTGGTAGTGCCAGCGGCTGCGGCTGTACTTTTTACGTCTGTTTGCATCATGATTTGATGCTCCTAATTAGGCAGTGCGTGTAAACACGTACGCTGTTGCGCTAGAGAACATGATGGTGAAACGGGCTAAACCGGTTGCGCCAGAGGCAACAGTCAAGTCACCAAAACTACCAGCAGTGTCAGCGGCAGCGGTAGACAAGATGCCGTTAGTTGCAACAGCAATTGTCACTGTGCTTGCACCGCCAGTGTTGTCAATGTACAAGTCCATCACTGTGCCTTTAACTGCTCCCAGTGCTGCTCCAAGCAAAGTGCCAGTTGGCAAAGTAATGGCCGTTGCAGCAGCAGATGTAGAAGTGATGTAGCCAGTAATAACTTCAGCAGCAGTGGCAGTAGCCGTTGCGTTAATTGCCGCAGTTGTTGGGTGATTTTGATCAGTAAAAACCAAATTGGTTGCTGTCAAATTGGTTACGCTGGTAGTTGTACCTAGAGTAGAAGTAACAGTAGTTGCGCCGGTATTTGCGTCAATGGAGACGGTTTGGAAGCCATTCTGCGAGCGAACTGGTCCAGAGAAAGTGGTCGATGCCATGATTTTTCCTTACATACAAGTGGAGTGCGCTAGTCTGTATGTCGTCAGCCGGGACTGTCTAGCACACCGGATAACCCCGGGTTGAAAGCAATATACAACAAAAGAAAAGGGGGCACAAGCCCCCTTCTCAAAATATTTCCTAAGAAATATTAAGCGCCGGCAGAACCGTACATGCCGAGTGGATCGCTCCAGCCAAAGCTGTAACGCTCACGAGACTTGTAACGGACGTTACCAGTATCAAAGTCACCGTCCATAGACTGTGACAAAGGAGTACGCACAAAGTGCTTCATACCGTTAGGAACGTCTGTGGTCAAGAACCAAGCGTTAGTATCGGTCAAGAAGTGGTTAATGCAGAATCCACCAGGGATAGAGCCATTGTTCTTCAATGCGTTGATATCGTTGTCAGCAGTGCTAACGCGGAGTTCAGTTTCCAGCAAACGAGTTGCCGTGAACTGCAATGAAGGTGGAACCACCAACTTGTTAGGCTTGGCAGCGATCAATAAGCCACGCTCATCTGTCCACAAGCTAATCTGAATAACAGCGTTTTCCAACGATGTCTCATTCAAGTCAGCAGGGGTAGATGGAACGTTACTGTTAGTACCACCGGAAACCAAAGGATGTGATGCGCTAAACAAAGCAACACCGTCACCACCAACATAACTAGAGCTAAAGCCGTTATTCAAAACAGCAGCAGCTTTAACTTGCTTGGTGTAAGCCATAGCACGAGCCAGAGCTTTGGTGTAGCGAGCAGACAGGCTGTCGTACAAGTTGTCTTCGATGGCCTCTTCGGTCAGCGAGAAACCCAAAGCAATGGTTTCGTGGTTGTATCGGGCAGTCCATGCTTC